TTTTGATGTCTTAATTCTCCATCGTGACAAATATAACGTTTTTCCTTCTCAACTCCCAATTATGATCAATAACATATTTTATGGATACAGTGTAGCCGTCATGTATATTATTCATTATATTTGCGGGACAGGTGCGTAACTTAAAGTTACGAAAATATGTTTTCAAATATTTTTGAGCTCAAATCCATTCGTGAGCAAAAGTACAGACTCTCCGAACGTGAATCGGAGATCGCTAAACCTGTGTTAACCGACTTGGGTATGATCGATACCCTATATGAGTGGTTCAAGGAGATAGCCCTTGAAGGTAAAGAACTCCCAAAAGGGAATGTCTCCCAAAGGAAAAAATTCATTTTCATAATCTTATATCTTTATTCACCTACAACCTTAGCTGGTGGAAAAATGAGGGCTGGTTTAAGGGAAAAATTAGCTGAGGTATTTCCTATAAAGGAAAAATCGGTAGTATCCAACAACACTAACAATTTAGTATTTTCCTATCAACTTTATAAATATTTTCGTCAAGACGTTGAAAGGATATATAAGGAGATAATATTACGTTTGGGAAAATATCTAGAAAATAAAACACAACAACTTGGATGATGTTGTGAATAAATCAATCTTTATTTATGATGTGCTATTGGTCATATATATCTTTGGATAACAAAATATTGAGATATGTGTGCGGCACCAAGAGGAAATCAATTTTGGAAACTAAGGAACAAGCATGGGCGTGACAAGTTATTTGCCACGCCTGAGTTGCTATGGGAATCTGCATGTGAATATTTTGAGTGGTGTGATAAGCATCCTTGGAAGGTCGTTAAGAATAAGACCAAAGGCAAGACCAAGGAAAAGGAGGAGACCCCGACGCAAAGGCCTTATAGTTTAAGCGGGTTTATGCTTTACTGTGACGCTAACGAGGCGTATTGGAGACAATTTAAGGCTAAGAACCATAGAGATTTTTCTACGGTCATATCGCGTATAGAGAGCGTAATTGAGACTCAACAATTCGAAGGTGCGGTAGTGGGAGCGTTTAACGCAAATATTATCGCTAGGAAACTTGGATTATCCGATAAACAAGATGATCAGGGAACGAATGAGAAGGGTAGCAAGAAAATATCTGAGTGGATTAAATCTTTTTAGGAATGGTCCCGGTATTTAACATAAAACCCCAATTGCCTTACAAGCCCTTGTATGAGGATGCTGATAAATTTATCATTCTTATAACGGGAGGTAGGGGCAGTGGAAAAAGTTTTAATGCCTCTACTTTTATAGAGCGACTATCTTTTGAGTCTGGGCATATAATATTATTTTGTCGTTATACGATGGTTGCCGCTTCCATGTCAGTGATTCCGGAGTTGCAGGAGAAGATTGAGTTGGAGGGAACGGATGAGTTTTTTGATATAACTAATAAGGATATCATCAATAATTACTCAGATAGCAAAATCCTCTTTCGTGGAATAAAAACATCGTCCGGAAATCAGACGGCACGGCTCAAATCAATTAAAGGACTTACAACCTTTGTGTGTGATGAGGCGGAGGAATGGACTTCAGAATCCGACTTCGACAAAATAATGTTGTCCATACGCCAAAAGGGGATTCAGAACCGGATTATCATAATAATGAATCCCACAGATTCCAATCATTTTATCTATAAGAAGTATATTGAGAATACTCATAAGCTGGTAGAGATAGACGGTGTGCAGGTGCAGATATCTACTCATCCAAATGTATTACATATACATACGACCTATTTGGATAATATTGATAACTTATCGCCCCAATTTCTTGGAGAGGTGAGACGAATGAAAGAGGATAATCCAGATAAATATGCTCATGTGGTTATCGGTCGATGGGCTGATGTCGCGGAAGGTGCGGTATTTAAGAAATGGGGTATCGTTAAAGATTTTCCTCAGTGGTGTAAGAAAGTGGCTATTGGGCAAGACTTTGGTTTCTCCAACGATCCATCCGCTGCGGTCAGATGCGGAATCATTGATAATAGGTTGTATGTGGATGACGGATATGCTTTCATCTGCCATAGCTAAAAAGCTCCGCCCTTATTCATTGAAAGTATTTGCCGACTCGCAAGATCCACGTCTTATCCAAGAGATAAAGAACAGAGGGGTCAATATTTACCCAGTAGATAAGTATCCGGGATCTATTAAGGCTGGGATTGATAAGATTAAGGATATGGAGCTATTTGTCACGGAGCATTCTTATAATCTCATAAAGGAGCTTCGCAACTATGTATGGGATAAGGACAAGGATGGAAATCGTATCAATGAGCCGATAGATGATTACAATCATCTCATGGACGGAATTAGGTACTATGTGTTGGGATGTCTTTTGGGGCGTGTTTTAAAGCCTAGGGATTATTCTGGAATATTTGGACATTAAAACGTAAAATTATGACACTTGAAGAGATTTTAGCGTTAGAAGATATAGATCAGAAGATCGAGTATTTAAAGAAAGGGAGAAGAACCCCTCTCCCCGACAATAGAGAGAATATGGCAGACTGGAATCCAGATTTGCATGAGATTATAACGGATAAAGAGAAATACCCGGATATAGAAATCGTGGATGAGAAAGAGGGGAAAGCTTATAATCACGAAACCGGTGAATATATAGAAATTCCAGCCAAGAAACATACTGAGCCTTGTAATCGTATATCTATTCCTCTTGAGCAGGATATAACAAATATTCAAACGGCGTTTACCGTAGGAATAGAGCCTAAAATGGACTGTACCCCTTCTAACGATGCGGAAAAGGCTCTTTTTGCGGCTATTCAGCAGACCTTGAAGAAAAACAAGATCAAGTACCAAAACAAACGGGAGGTGCGATCTTGGCTGTCGGAACAAGAATGTGCGGAATATTGGTATGTCGTGGAAGACGATTCATTTTGGACTAAGCTAAGGAATAAGATCAAGATGGTTTTTTCAGGGAACGTATTTCCTTCTTATAAATTGAGGAGTGTTATATGGTCTCCTTTCAGAGGAGATAAATTATATCCATTTTTTGATGATTCAAACGATTTGGTCGCTTTCTCAAGAGAGTATAAAAAAAAGGATTTGGATGATAATGAGATAATATGTTTCCAGACGATAACATCCACTCATGTATATCAATGGGAGAATAGTGATGCATGGCAAGAGAAGAGGGAATCATCCTTTAGACATCTATTCTCAAAACTTCCGGTAATGTATTGCTATCGTTCTGAAACTTACTGCCATAAGATCAAGCCATTGCGTGTGAGAATAGAGAAGGTTTTATCTAATTACGCCGATTGTATAGACTATCATTTCTTCCCTTACTTGATGTTGTTCGGAGACATAGAAAACTTCACTGGGAAGAGGAAAAATCGTATGATTCAACTTACGGGACCGGGGGCTAACGCTCAATATTTAACATGGAATCAAGTCCCGGACACTGTTCGTCTAGAGCTTGAGGGACTGAGTAATAGAGCCTATGATATGACCAATACACCTCGTATTTCTCCCCAAGAGTTGAAAGGTATAGGCAATGCCGTATCAGGAAAGGCTTTTAGATATATCTTTATGGGGGCTCATATGGCGGTTTCGAACCATGCGGAGATAATAGGGGAGTTTTTCCAGAGAAGGGTTAATTTTTTAGCATCAGCAATGGGAGATATCAATCCCAGTCAATTTATGAAAGCGTCACAAACAATAGACATAGATGTTGATCTGGTTCCGTATATGATCGATGATATAGATGAGAGGGTTTATACGGCTACTAATGCAATAAACGGAAAGATCTGGAGTAGGAGAGAAGGCATTCTATTTGCCGGTAATGCGGAAAGGGTGGATGAGGTACTTAAAGAAATAGAGGAAGAGAATAGCGGTGATGGTGATGATGATCATTAATTTGCAACAATGAGTTCATTGTTGTATACCATGCCTCTCGGTATTTTATTCTATTATATACTCCAGCTACTTTTATCCCAAATATTTTAAACAAAATTCATACGGTATGAAAGAAAAGATTTTTCAGAGCTTAAAACAAACTTTTTCCTCGAAGTATGGTGTAAGCGAAGAGGTGCTTCAGGGGTATGCTGAGTCTTTGGCAGCAACTGGGCTTGTAAATGATGAGAACCTCGCAACTGTTATTCAGGGGCAGGAAGCAGCTTTAAGGTCTTTCCAGCAGAATTTCGATAGAGTACGAAAAGAGGGTTCGGACTATAAGAAAGAACTGGATGAACTGAAAGCTAAGGCCAATAAAACGGGAGTTAATCCAGAAGAAAAAACAGATGAAAAGCCTGATCTCGCAAGATTGGTGGTTGAAGCGGTAAATGCTGCTGTAAAACCCCTTTCCGATAAGCTTACTCTGCTTGAGGCGGAAAAAGTTCAGGCTACACGTCAAGAGCAAGTTCTTGCTAAGGCGAAGGAGTATGGCATTCCCGAAACGCTCATCCCTATATTGAAAGTCGCACAAGATGCAGACTTGGATGTTTTTATGAAAGACGCTAAGCAGACATTTGTCAATGCAGGATTAGCGGGCGTAAAATCTCCGGAGATCGGTGTCTCTGAAGAGAAGAACTCTGACGATATTGCGAATCTTATCAATAAAGGTACAGAAGAGATAAAGAAACAAAGTTAAATTTTAAGGTATAAAATTATGTCGGCAGGTGTTAAGTATGATTTAAATCCGATTGAGCCTAATATGCCGGAGATGTGCCGTTATGATACGGTATATCGATATTCAGGCGGTTTTAATTTGGATATATCTAACCTATCGGGGGTTAAGAATATTCCTCCTTGTACCCCCTTGGTACTAGATTTTAAAACTAGAACGGCAAAAGCTGTCATTAACGTGACAGTAGCCGAAGAAATTATAGCTGGTGGAACTTCTTTGAAAATAAATAAGAATTCATTGGCTTACGTAGGAATGCATTTGGGAAATGGAACTAATGGTGGTACCGTAGAGGCTATTGATAAGTCGGGACTGGAATATGACACGATAACATTGGCGGCCTCACCCACATTGGCGGCTAAAAAAGATGCGGTGTTGTTTGAGGCTTCATCCGCTGCTGGGAAAACTCCTAAGGCCATGGCTATGGCACTGAACTACGCTTGGACGAAAGTTGAGGAAGGGGCCACTATCACAGCCGTGGGACAAGCCTATGAGATTAGGCCTACCCGACTGATTGTCCCTATCTCGGATAAAGACAAAGAGTCATTGGGTGATAGATTTATGTTCACGTATTAAGGAAGGAGGATTTATGTATTTGACAATTCAAACATTATTGAATGACCCTAATATTGTAAAGGCAGTCATTGACAGGGTGCAAGCGCTTCGCCTAGATACTATTTTCTGGAAAAAACATCTTGATTTTGAGGAGACTAAATCTAGGGTGTTTAAGACCTATCTAGGTACGGTAACAGGCGTTACTGCGGGTTCTATTATTGATCGGAACTCAAATAAGCCATTGAGAGAGCGTAAATCCCTTGGATCAGGGTATGGGGAGGTTGCTTATTTAGGAGATCGTTATCAGATGGATAATGATCGTTTGGATATGCTACAAGAGCTTGTTAACAAATTCAATACCTCAAGAACGCAAGATCAGCGAACCGTATTGGACGATATTATCGCTTATATTGTAGATGATATAAGACAGGTTCTCCTTGCTCCTCATAAGCGCATGGATATCGTGGATGGTGATTTGCGCTCCGACGGAAAGGCTTCCGTAAAAGTCGATGATAATCCTCAAGGAATAGAGTTGTTGGACATGGTTTTGCCTGTTCATAAAATAACTCCTCAAACCTCGGATAAGTCTCATTTCGTAAAGTACCTTATGGATCAGGTTGTGGAGTTGAGGACTAAATTTGGTATTTTCCTATCTATGGAGATGTCACGGAAGACATTCATCAATTCTATCGTAGGATCGTCCGATTTTGGTGAATTTTATAAACAATCCTTCGCCCAAAAAGAAGTACAACTATCCTCTGTCCAGCGAGATGGCCACGACTATCTTCCAAGGTTTGGGGCTTCCTTCTATCGTTATTAATGAGGATTTGGTGGAATTACCGGATGGAGGCTTCAAGCAAGTGTTTAAGGATAACCGCATATCACTGTTCACGACACCGAAGCAAGGCAAGATGAGATGGCATACTCCATATGAGATAACCGATCCTGTGCCGGGCAAAAGCTATACCCGTTCAGAGGGAGGTATGTATATCTCTAATGTCCGTACAGATGAGGGTCGATTTATGGAATACGGAGCGGAATGGATTCCGGAGTATACATCTCCAAATAAGATCGTGATCATTGACTTAGATACAATGAACGCTGTATGACGGTAAATGACTACATAAGACAAAGGTTCCAAGCTTTCGGTATCGATTTATCGGAAGCTGACCTTTTGGACATATGTTTGAATGCTGAGGTCAGTGGAGAGGATGAGATGTGCAAGGATTGCCATGTTAGAGTTTCTGTGGCGATCGCTAGGTTTATTCCATCTTTACTATTGAGAGCTACGTCTGTCAATGAAAGCGGGTTCTCTGTGGCTTGGGATATCAATGGTGTTAAATCTTACTATTCCTTCCTTTGCAAAAAGAATGGGATAAAGGACGAGTTAAATGAAAAGGCTACGGTTAGATTGCTATGATATACGCTCCTCACATATTAGAACGAAAGGTTGTCAAGGAATATGATCACGATGACAATGGCAATCCTGTTCCCGGGACTGGTGGTGAGTTATGGGAGAGACTGGGACGATGTAAATGCTATGATAAGAGCGCCGATCGGGTATATACGGTAAATGGCGTAGCCTTTGATTACAAATATCGTGTCGTGACAGATAAGATCAAGATTGATGCCGGGGATATCGTGAGAGTATTGAACCAAGATGGTAGTATCCGTGGTAGTGGCGTTGTTATCAACCCGATGCTCACGGATTATCTAAATTACGGGCAAATATGGCTGGAATAATAAAGTTAAGTTATGATTTGTCTGATGTGGATGATTTCATCTTGGAGATCTATCGTGAGGTGTTTGCCTTTCTTGCCCAACTCGGGCAATCCGCTTATGAGACCGCCGTTCAAGAAGGTAAATATAACGATATTACCGGAAACTTGAGGAGTTCATTGGGATATGTCATATCAATGGACGGTAAGATCGTAAAGGAAGGCGGGTTTAAGAGGATAGATGGACGTGGGGAAAATTATGAGAAGGTTTTTTTCACGACCAGATCCCAAAAGACGGTCCAGTTCTGGGCTAAAGGAAAGTCCGGGGATGGAAGCGAGGGGAGCAGGCAAGGGCTTAGTTACGCTAGGGATCTGGCTTCTAAGCATACAAAGGGAGTGACATTGATTGTCGTGGCGGGAATGGATTACGCTAGCTATGTGAATGATATCCATAAGCTAAACGTGATAGATACTGCCGAGGCTAAAGTAATAGCTATGTTACAATGATAGTAAGCACGGACATACAGACAATCTTATATAAGAAAGCCTTGGAACTTGGTGTTACCGGGGTGTACAAGGAGGATGATACGCCTACAGGTAAGCTTGAGGAGGAGAGGGTTACCGTACACTCGAATTCCTCGGAGCCGGGAATTACATGGAAGGTGGGATTCGTTCATGTCAATATAGCCGTCCCTGATCTGGACGAGGAAGGAACGCCTGATTTGGACAGGATGAATAAGCTGGAACGTATGTCCATGGAGGTGTTCAAGGACACCTCGGTGTTTGATGGCACTCCTTATACCTACGAGGTAGACACTACTAGAATTGAGGTTAACAGGGATCTTAAATGTCACTACGTTAATGTGAGAGTATTATTTAAAGTTTTAAATGTAATAGTATTGTAATATGGGAAGAACAATTTCTGCTATAGGCGTAAAAAGGATACTTTATGGGGAGCCTCTGGTTGCTGCACCCACATACGAGAGCTTGGAGACGTTATTTACGGCTTTCAAGGATGTTCAAATCGTCCATCAAGGGACTTATGAATATACCGAGGAGGACGGTACGTTAACAGAATACAAGGATGAGTTGACCGGCCAGACATATCGGTCATCGTTTGAGGCAGGATCACAGAGCTTGAATTGGGTGATCGGGGCATATGACTTCGCTACCAAGGCCGAGCTTATGGGCGGTAAGCCCTTGGATACGGATAAGGGATGGGAACGTGGCAACGCCGGCGAGCAACGATATAAATGTATCGTCGCTATTACCAATGATGACGTGGCTATCATTTTCCCTAAGGCGAATCTTGTGGGTCGTGGGGCTTCCACGGATGGGGCCGTTGGTTTGTCGATGTCCGCCACCCCGCTGAAATCATCCACGACAATAGCTTCAGAGTATTGGTTTGACGTGGAAGGAAAATCCTTGAAGGATTGAATGTAATATGTCTTATAGGAACGGGGACGGCGGTATTTTCCGTTCGTCCCCGTTTTTGTTTAATTCTAATTTTTTTACGTGACATGAACAAGGGTGCTAGTTTAGTGGCTGACGCTGTCCTAGGAGAGGATTTCAAGGTCGTGGTCCTAGGGGGGAAGGCGTATAAGGTAAGTCCTCCTACAATAGCGACGATTTGCAAAGGTATACAATACCTATCTCTTATTGATAAGACAACATCGGGCAAGGAGGATCTTGAAAAGGTGAGGAACGATCTGGAAAATATATTAAAGGGATTGTCTGTGTTCGTTTTTGGAAGCGCTGATATGTACAAGGAGATCGATGGGGCTACCCTCCATGAGCTAAGGGAGGCGTTGGAGACTGTCGTTAAATTCATATCCGCAGAGGATTTTTTCGTCTGTGCCGCCTTAGCCGAGAGCGTGGCAAGAATGGCGGCGACACCAAGGTAACAGGTAATGAGACCATGCTAGGACAAGTGGCCACGTTCATGGAATCGTTGGGATTGTCTTATGAGGACGTGGTTTATAAAATACCATATCGAAACCTTCTGATCATGCAGAAGGATATATTGCATAGCGTTACCGGTGATTTGATCGTGGAGAGAACCGGGCGTGATTTGTTGAACCGAAAGGGAAAGGAGGGTGATTAATGGCTAAACTAAACTTCGAGGTCGATGCCGATCTACAGAAACTTATAAATCTTCGAAAGGAGGTGGAGGAGTTGAAATCCGCCTTGAAGGATTTCGATGTATCTACAGATACCAAGGGGTTTGACGATTTAAACCGGAAATACGAGGAGGCGACACGGAAACTAAAGGACTATGAGCAGCAGATGCAGAATTATCAAAGGGTAATAGAGCAGCTTAAGGTCTCTAATGGTATTATTGATGGGGCTCGTCAGATAACAGAAGAATTGAATAACGCTACCGATGTGTTTGTCGAGCAACAACTAAAGGTTAAAGGCCTAAGTGACGAGATCAAAAAACTCAATAAGTCTTACTTGTCTCTCTCGGATGCGGATAAAAATTCCCAGAAGGGATCTAATATATTAACCGACCTGAAGGAGAAGACCCGGCAGCACGCTTTAGAGAACGAGGCCCTGAAGAGGCTAAGGAAGGAATATTCGGACAATATCAAGATCGAGGGAGCCGCCTCGGATTCCCTTGTAGCGTTGAGAAAGCAATTGTCGTTGCTTAATGCCGAGTATGACCGCCTTTCCGCTACGGATAGGAAATCGACCATAGGGACTAACCTGCAAAAACAGATACAGGCCTTGAATACGGAGATTAGTTCGGCGGAGCAAGCTACCGGACGATATCAACGGAACGTCGGCAATTACGCCAGTAGTTGGAACGGATTGAGCGTGTCGGTTCAACAGGTCGCAAGGGAGTTGCCTTCCCTTGCTGTTGGCTGGAATACATTCTTTTTGGCTATATCCAATAACTTGCCGATGCTTGCCGATGAGCTGAAGAAAGCCGCTGCGGAGTATAAGGCGTTCAAGATGGCTGTAGCGGCAGGAAATAATGACGTGGCAAAAGTGGCTCCAGTCTGGAAGCAGTTGATAACATCTATTTTCAGTTGGCAAACGGCCTTGGTTGCGGCGATAACGCTTTTATCTGTCTATGGGAAGGATATTATCGAATGGACGAAGAGTCTTCTAAGAGGAGGTAAGGCATTGTCTTATTTAACGGATCAGCAAAAGAGATTAAATGAAGCTCAGAAAGAATCCATAGATGGAATATTTAAGGAATCTACACAGTTAAAAATCTTGTATACTATTGCTACGGACTCAGCTAGATCATATGAGGCTAGAGTAAAAGCGGCAAAAAAGATGCAAGAGCTTTATCCGGAATATCTTGGATATCTTTCCAAAGAGGCAATATTGTTAGGTAAAGTAGGAGATAGCTATGAGGCTCTGGTTAAATCAATGAAGAACAAGGCGATATCTACGGCTTACCAAAAAGAGCTAGAGGAAGGTGCTAAATTGTATAATGAGGAGATCGCCAAGCAATTAAGATATCAGAAAGAAATAAACAAGTTATTGGCTTTGATGCCAAAAGAAAATACATCAGAGTTCACAAAATACCTTGAAGATCCTAACAATAAATATGGACAAGTTAAATATTGGCGCTCCTTATTAAAGGAAAGTAAGTCTGTTTCAGAGCAATTAGAGCAATCCAATACACAGCTTTTACAACAAATAAGCAAGCTTAATGAGCCGGTTGAGACGCATGTGGATCTTTTGCTCACAGATATACAAGCTTATCAAGATTTTATTAAGGAGCAAGATGAATTGAATAAGAAGTTGTCTCTTTCCGCTATAACCCAAGATGAGTATAACAGACGTTTAAATGAGGCAAAAGGCCAGTTGATAGATGCTGCTGATGCGGCGAATATAGGAGGTTCTGCCTTAGAGAAGCTTAGAGACGAGTATATTGCGTTTAATAAAGCTTCGATAAATAAAGAACAAGTAGAAAAACAAAAGAAAGAGGCTGAAAAACAAAAAGAAATACAAGAGCGTGTTAATCAGCAATTACTTGATCTTCAAAATAAGAACCAGCAATCTAGGATAAATCTTATGGAAGAAGGCTCCGATAAGCGTATCGCCCAAATAGAATATGATTACGATCGTGAAATAGAGGCTATCCGTAAGAGGGAGAAAGAGTGGCGTGAGGCTCAAGGGGGAAAACTCACGCAAGAACAAACGGTTGAAATAAAAACAGCCATTACGCAGGCTCAGGCTACCCGTATGCGGTCCACGCAAGAAGTAGAGAACGAGCAGATCGAGGCTCAACGTAAAGCCATGAATGATTATCTTAAGGAATATGGCACTTATCAAGACAAAAAAATGGCACTCGCCGCCGAATACGGGCAAAAAATAGCGTTTGCCGAGACCGAGGGGGAGAAATTGATACTCGGGAAGGAATGGGATAAGCAGCTTTCCGACCTTGAGATAAAAAGTGGCAATACCGCCAATGCCATAATCGCTCTTTTTGGAGACATGAAGGACAAGACTCTAAAGGAGTTGATAGAGATATCCACCAAGGGAAAGGAGGCCTTGGAGTTTCTTAAGTCCGGAGAATGGGATGAATCAAAAGGCAAGGGATTAGGCATAACGCAGGAACAATTCGATCTTTGGTCTGATATGCCTGAAATAATGGATAGGGCAGGGAAAAGCGTTGAGAGCACCAACGAGAAGGTCGATGAGTTGCGACCCGCTTTTGACAAGGTGACAGAAGGAGTGAGGCGATTCTTTGCCGCTGGTGACGACCCCAAAAAACTGACGGAATCATTACAGCTCATTAATGAGGGTGTAAATGAAGTTATGACCTCTGTTCAATTCTTGTCTACTTCATTTCGAAAACTAAGCGAGTCTATTGATATAAATGCTATTGAAGAAGTTGCGGATGGGTTTGAGACTATATTTGATTCTATATCATCAGGAATGGAGGGGGCTATTTCTGGGGAAAAGTTTGGTGAGCTAGCTGCTTCTATAGGAAAAAAACTGGGTGTTATAGGAGAAAAAGCTGCGTCTTTATTTGGCCCTATAGGAACCGCCGCTGGTGCTGCTATTGGGGTAGTGACCTCTCTAGCGTCCTCTATCGCTAAGATCCATGACAAAAAGAACGAGAAACGTATACAGAGATTACAAGACCAGATCGATGTGTTGGATGCCTCGTATGAGAAGCTAGGCCGTTCCATAGAAAAGGCTTATTCTACGGACGCTTCTAAGCTCATAAACCAGCAAAATAAATTGCTAGAGCAGCAAAAAGTGATCATCCAACAACAGATCGAGGAGGAAAGGAACAAGAAAAAGACCGACGATGACCGGATCAAGGATTGGCAAAAGCAATTGGAGGATATCAACGCTCAATTGCAGGACAATAAGGAGAAAGCTGTAGAGGCTATAACAGGAACCGATGTCATGTCCGCTATTGACGAGTTCGCCCAAGCGTATTCGGAGGCGTGGGCTACAGGAACTGATGCGGCAGAGGCTTCGACTAAGATTGTCCAAAATTTGATCAAGACGGCTATCATTGAGTTCTTGAAGAAGAAATTATCCCCTTCCGTAGAGGAATTCATGAAGAAACTGGCCGATTATATGTCCGATGGTATCGTTTCGCCTTGGGAAGAAGCGGAGTTGAACAAGTTGAAGGAAAAAATGGACGCTGAGGCCCAGAAGGTCTTCGACACGTCAAGCAAGTATTTCCAAGAGGATAAAAATGATAAATATGAGCAGACCGCTACATCCGGAGGTTTCGAGAAAATGTCTCAAGATAGCGCCGATGAGTTAAATGGCCGTTTCACCGCCCTGCAAATGACAGGAGAGGAGATACTGTTGTTCTTGCAAGGCTCCGAGCAATTCTTGAGCCTCTTGTATATAAAGGCCAGTATGGACGTGATATCTGTAAAGATAGCCTCGTTGTATGACGTGGCGGATGAGACTAGGACGATGATCGCCAGTATCTATATAGAGTTACAGCAGATCAATGATAATACCGCCAATACCGTGATACAATTGAAAAAAGCGGTGGATAAATTAACTAGTATAGAGACTAACACTAAAAACATGTAGTATGAATGTTGGAGATATAACGAGACGGGCTATTTCGTTAGGGGCTTGCAGTGAATCAGGCAAGGCCACTGACTGGAAGAGCCTATGTTGGCTGTTTTTTTCCCCGCAAGGGCGGGAGTTTTGCGAGGAGAATAATTATCCTTCGTTGGATTTATTTAGAGGCATGGCTAAAAACATAGCTCCCTACGGGATATACGTGGATCGTGATCTAATTGAGCTTCACAATAAAACAAACGTAGGTGTGATAGGTAATACCGTGGCGTATTTGAGTTATGACGATAACACGAGGGTGCATAAGGTGATCTTGATGCACGGGGGCAAGGCCAAGATAGAGGCCGGGAACTACTCCGTGATATTGCTTGTCAATATCGGGGGATGCGAGGTGGAGATTATTAACGACGGAACGGCAAGGATATTATGTTAGGGGATCTATATATTAACGGGAATGACGCATGGGGCACGTATCGTGTCGCCATGGGAGAGGGTTTTATCCAGACCTTGCTAACCCCAGCGGGAAACAAGGATTTCATAGAGAACGAGAGCCGGTTGGAAAACGGGAAGAGGGTCGTGTTCAATAATCCCAAGGTGGCTAGCCGGGATCTTACCCTTACGTTCAACATACACGGGGATACGCAAGAGGAATATATGCTGAATTATAAGGCGTTCGTGGCTGTCCTTCAACAAGGCAAGGTCGTATTGCGTGTTCCGGATCTTGATATGACATTTACCCTTGTCCATAAGAGATCATCAAGCTTCGCCTTGGATCGGAACAGGTTGAATAGTAGGCTATCCGTTAAGTTCGAGGAACCTGACCCAACGTCAAGGGGATAAGTGAAGAGCCGTCCGGCCCTTATTGGCTAGACGGCTCTTCGTCCTATTGCGCTAAAAGATGCGTATTTAAAGATCGGAGGTCGAATCTTCCCGGCTTTGACCTCCCGTTGTTGTATACCGACACGGTCATATGTGGCTTGGGCTTGGTGCCGCTAAATCCGCAAGCCCTCTCCAGCTCGTCGATAAGCCTCTCCATTTTCAAGGATTGCCGGTTGAATCGCTCCATCGCCTTCTTGTCTCTTTGGGACGTTAAAAGCATTTCGTTTAGTATCGTATTTATGTCTTTCATACGTTGTTCCTCATGAATTTAATGTTATACGAAAAGGCGTAATATTGGTCATACGTCATTAAATAATGGATTAATTAGCCTTCCCTCTTTCTATGAGTGGCATTATCCCATGTCTCTTTAATTCCTCATACAGAAATAGACGTCCCTTTTGTGTCCATTCCGTATTGAGGCTGACATCGGGATTCCCGTTTGTGTGAGTGTAGTTGTGGGTGGCGCTGTGAACATACCCTTTATTCAAGTATTTACCGTACAAAATCCATTGGTTGCGAACCTTGTGCTGTATGCCAAGATCACGAAGTAAGGCGTTGAACCTTCTTGCGCTCATCCCGTAATCTTGCGCTATCTGGGTGACCAGTACTGTTTGCTTGCTTTGCAAGATAACACGGGTGTACTCGCTTTGCTTCTGTAGCTCTACGTTCTCCGCTCTCAATTCCGTTATCTCCTCTTGCTTTTGCTCTATCCTCTTCTGTTGCTCCTCTATTTGCATCTGTTGTTGTGCGGCTAGCATTAGGGCCTCGCCGTAGGATTGAGGCACCGGGTATTGGTGTTGGAGCGAACTATGACCTGTAGTGAGAAGCTCCTCTATTCTCTCGTCTACCCATATCGAAAATTCCGTTGATAACTTCTGGGCTACCCGGAGGGCGACACGTTGGTGCGCCCAAGTCCCACCTCCAAGATCCGGTGCTCCTTTTCTAACTATCAGTAAATCAGCAAAACTATAATTTTGTAGTTTTGAAAATTTATCGCAATAGTCCATTATTTCCTGCGAGTTAATAATTTGAGATAGATTTTTACAAGGAAAAGCTTTTGCAACCTCTGTAAGGTTTACATAAACAACGCCTTTTCGTACACGCATGGTAACATTATTACCATTATAAGAAAAGATTTTTCCCATTTCGGAGGGACTTACCGTACTTAACACAGCAATATTGTTGCCGCTTGAGTAATTTTCATTCAAGTGTCGCATAACCAATGAAAATTAAATATTAATAAATAAAGAAAGCAGAGAATTTCTCCAAGTTGCGACACTTTCATATTGGCTTGTGGGCGAATATGTACGGAGAAACCTCTGCTTATATTTTAGGCAGTAGCTTATTTGCGGACATAAAAAATCCACAAACCATATATTTATATAAAAGTGTCGCACTACAAAAGTAAACATACTTTTGTAATGAACAAACACTTTAGAATAATTTTTTTTGATTTGCCTAGAATCAGAAATAAGGATTTTATTTATTTCGCTCGTGTCGTGAGCTAACGTTACTTGTACGGTACTATTATTCCCGTTCAAATAAAATCCATCGGAGTTTCGCATTACGCAATGAATTTATTTGTAAAACAAAAAAGGCAGGCCTGTGTCCTAAAGCTGCGAAACTCCTTTATGCGCCACACTGTGGGATAAAGCTTAGACACTGCCTGCCTATATATTTTCAGTATATAAGAGTCAAATAAAAATGCACAATGATATATGCCCATAAAAAAGTTTCGCATCGCAAAGATGACAACAAATTCCGACATACGCAATAATTCTACTATATTTTTCATATTCAATCAATCATTTAATAGTTCACAGGTATCATAGTTAAGGTTTTGGGGTCATTCATCCTAATCTGGATAATAGATGATTGTTTATATCCGGAGTTATATTTTGAGTGATGAAATTGTACGCCTTGCTTACGTCTTTCTTGAAATTAGGATCAGAGTCATATTCCTTGACAAGATCTTTCACGTTGTTGGAAAGGGTGGAATGTTGTCTCATGTGTAGGATGTTCGCTATCTTATCACGTAATCCGCTTTTCATTTTCTTGCCCGCCAACTTTTTGGGGCAATACAACAAGATTATCACAAACAGGAACTTCTTGCGATCATTCACGGTCATTTTGGACTTGCAATAAATGGATTGGAAAGCCTCGTACATTGCGTCTATCTTAGACATGTCCGTATATAAAGGCTCGCTGAATACATCTTCCTTTCTCTCAAGTTCGTCCATGTTGTTATATATGCGTGACAATTCCTTCACCCCGGACACGATGGTACTCTTTAGGTCAAAAAGACCGTGGATGAACTCCCGTCCTCTTTCCGTCCATACGGTTTGCATCGCCGTTCCGGGCGTTCCGTCACGCTGGACGTATGGATATGTCCTTGTTCTCGTGTAGTCCTCGTCTTGATACTTGTGTGTCAATAGCCATTGACCACCTTGCTTGTATTGTACGCCCATCTCTCTCAGCTTTTGGTTCAATGTGACGGCGCTCATTCCTAGCTCCTTGGCGATCTGGTTGGTGTTATACGTGCTGGTGCTTTGCAATACCTTCTCGTAGTAATTGACCTTTGGGGCAGCGGCTTGAAGTTCCTCGCTTTGAAGGGCGGTTTGTTGCTCTAGGTTGGCGATCCGCTCCTCACGTCTCCTCAATGCGTCTTGAGCGACTAGAAGAGCACGTGCCATAAGTTCCTCTGGAGTATCTTCCGGTTTGGATATCATGTAGCCTCCGGTTTTCCGGATAGAAGGTAAGACTTCATCACATACCCAATCTTGAAATTTTTCGGCATCTGGTAATTTTGATTTCATTGTCAAACGATACACTTCTCCTTCTTTGCCATACTTCATTTCCTGCATAACCGTTGCTCCGTACTGGTTTACAGTGGGGGTCGGTAAAATGGCGACCCCCTTACAATGCTGTGAAACAGCGTCAGCTGGTCTACTATAACCAAGTGCCTTTGCTACATCTGCCAAGCAAAACAACGGCTCTCCATTCTCATTCATCGCAATTCTTACTTGTCCGAACTGCTCATTTTGGAAAATTCGAATATTATTCATAACTTTGTGCAGTTATAAAAGTTAATATTATCCTCATTGGTAGCTCGGTCAAGCACTACCTTTGAGGATTTTATTTTGACCGAAGTGGTAGCCGGGGACTTGAACCCCGGTGTATGCCGTCCTACCTGCTTATTACCAGTCTCGCTTGACAAGGTAAAAAGCGAAGGGCAAAGATTGAAGTTGCCTATTGTGACGGTCTGCAACTGGAATCAATGCCCTTAAATATCTTCTTTCGCTACCGTCACATGAGCGATCATTTTCATATCACAAAATTATATATGACAAAATCCGTGGCCTATTTTTTCAAGGCTCGAAACACCACAATGGAGCTATTGTTGTAAAATCCCTCCGGCCGTATTACCGGAGGGGCATCTACTTCCGATCCTCTCCCCGTCGTTCGAGTTATCCCGCAAGCCTGCAAGTCATGTCGCTAATTACGCCCATGAATCTATCGTAGGTCTTTTTATTCCATTCCTTGTGATCCGGCATCCAGTCATTGAATATCTCCATGTAGACCACCTCGTGAAGTCTGTCCTGTACGGTGACGCATAAACCGCCCGTCTCCGGCATAACGCCTACATTTATATGTACCGGTTTCCTTCCGATCATACACTCCAACGCAATCCTTTGCACGTTCTTCAAAACTTCTATCGTTTCCATATTCCTTATATTATTAATGTATATCAATCACCCGAATAAACCCTGTTACCGTAAAGGCTAGCCATACCGACATGAGTAAGTCTTACAGCATGGGATCTTTCCGCAAGTTCCTTGGCAAACGCCGCACGTTTTTCCGCAAGCTGCACCATCGCTTTCGCCGATCCCCAAGCCTGTTTAAGGCACGAGCCGAATGTACGTCCGTACATCTTGCACTCTCTATAGATCTTATGCGCTTCTTTCATAATCTCACTCTTGTTATATTTCTGTGTTGCCATTGTACTGTTGTTTTATTTTGACGATGCAAATATACAAGCTATATCTTGTCCAAACAATAAATAAAACAAGATATATCTTTGTTTTAACATTAATTACACAAGACATACCTTGTTTGTATGATTAATAAAAATACTTTTGTGCAAGAAATAACTTTACATCATGAGAATAAGAGAAGCTATAGAAGAACAAGGCATGACTACTAAACAAGTCGCAGAAAAATTAAATGTAACCTTGAGTGCTTTAAACCAAAGCATATCGGGTAATCCTTCAGTAAAAGTAATAACCAATATAGCTAATGCTATAGGAGTACCAGTATGGCAGCTTTTCGCCTCCCCTTCTGAAGTACAAAAAGAGAATGATGGAGGGTATAAATGCCCTAATTGCGGGCATCCATTGAAGATTAAGGTGGAATGATGTTGTAAAACACATATAATATCATAAACACAAATACAATAAAATATATATTTGCGTAATATTAATCAATATTATGTTTAACAAATGAAATACATAATACTATCCATCATGTCTATTTTGTTAACATCATGCAAAAATGGATATGAGAAAAATATAGATATAATGTCAGGTAAGGTCAAATCATATATTAATGATATGGCATTTAAGGATAATCTTAAAGTTGAATTTCATAGTTTTACTCCTATTGGATATGATACTATAGACGAGAATATTATTGACAAAATCAAAGCTGCAAAGTATATAGAAACAGCAGAATCTTTTCTAAAAAAACAAAAAGAACAACTTAGTATAATCAAAAAAGAAAGCCAAGAAGCAACCTTATATAACAATATAGGCATGAAAGATTTAAGAGATATGTCTATTAATAATGCACAAGAGGCCAATAAGAAACTACAAGAATACGGAGACTCTTTAAGTTATTACACAGACATGGCTAAAAAATTAGACACCTTGATAGATAATCGTAAAAACCCAAATACAATATTTGAGTTTAAAGTATTCTTAAAAACATCATTTGTAAAACAAAATGGAGAGAACGCTTTTAATATCCTAGACACGCTATATTATGTTTTTGATAAGGATCTAAACTTTATTCCAAAATATTTCACTGAATAATTCACCTAACATTTATATCACTCATTCTCCTTCTATTTTAGTTATTTTCATTATTATATAAAATAAACATCATGAAAGACATCATCATTACAACAACTTCTTTTATAGAAAATAAGCCTGTTCAAGAATATTTGGGCTTAGTCTGCTCTTCTTTAGTTATAGGTACTAATATGTTTTCAGACATGGCAGCATCTTTATCCGATATATTTGGAGGCAAATCAAGTTCATATGAAAGAAAACTTGAAATTATAAGGGAAGAAGCTATATCTGATCTAAAAAATAAAACCTTGAAAAAGGGAGGTGATGCAATACTCGGGTTACACATAGACATAGATGAGATATCTGGAGGAGGAAAATCTATGTTTATGATATCTGCATCAGGAACCGCATGCAAATTGCAAGAAAATAATGACCAAAATTCCATATCTTCTGCAAGAATTCAAGATACAATAGAGAAAATAAAAGTAATAAGTCGAATAAAGGAATCAAAACCTATATCTGATGAAGATTTTGAATTTATGATAAACAATCCTTCCATAGATTATCTTCATCCTCTTATAGACAAATATATTCATTATGCAAACTCTGCTGAGCGATATGATAGATCCATGGTTTATATATCCAAAGTTATTTCTAATTTACCATACGATATAACCGCTAAAATCATTTATGATAAGCTCAAAGAGGATATATCAGTTCTTGATATTATAAGAAAATGTCAATTATTTGATCCTTCTTTGACCTTAGAAATGATTCAAGTAGATTTTAAAAAGGCTATAGGAACAATGAATGCAGATAAGCCCAATTATGATAGAAACGATCTACTAATAATGAATAACATTGTAAATAGAATAGACAGCTTGCCTGATAGAGGTAGTTTCGAGACTAGTAAAGGTCTATTTGGAAAAGAAAATAAAAAATACATTTGTCCTAATGGACATAAAAATGACATTGATCATGTTTGTTGTTGCGAATGTGGAGAGAATATAAAAGGTCTAACTCCTAATGAGTTGTCAATATTAGAAATGTTTAAATTGAAAATACAGGCAATTCAATCATCCTTTAATTAAACTAGCCTCCCCTTCTGAAGTACAAAAAGAGAATGATGGAGGGTATAAATGTCCTAACTGCGGGCATCCATTGAAGATAAAGGTGGAATGACAATACTACTTACTTTGTCATCTAATATATACTGCAAGTCGCATAGGAGATATACTGCGTTGGCAAGGTAAGTACTACTTAAATTAAGAAATATGTTATCGAACATGTAATTTTCTCCTATACTATTTGCTTTTGTTAACACTATTATCTATCTTTGTCCCATCATTAATTAAACTAAATCAAGTCATGAATAAATTTGTTTTACTATTACTATTATTAGTAGCTCCTTTTGCTCTTTTTTCACAAAGTAAAGAACAAAAAGAAGAATTAAAGAACATTGAAGGGGCATGGAATTTAGACAAGAATGGAAATATCGTATACTCAAGAGTCATTGAAGATATAGAAGGTAGTAAAGAAGACATATATAATAAAGTTCTTAATTTCTTTGCTTATAACTATAACAGTTCTTTAGATGTGATCCAAGTAAAAGACAAAGAGGTAGGAATTGTCACAGGAAAAGGATATTTTAAGGATTTCTCTTATAGCACTATTATGTTGATGATTTCTATGAACTTTAGCGCTTATCATGTCCTAAGAGTAGATATTAAGGACGGAAGGGCAAGAGCTATTCTTTCTGTTGATAGATATGAACTCGTATCATCTGGAGGGGATGGGCCTGACAATAGAAGTTCCATATCCATTAAAGATTGTTTTCCTGTAAATAAAAATGGGAATAAAGGCCAAAAGAAGATTTATACTAAAGCTTTTATTGATTTAAACAATAGATGCCTTTCAACACTTGATTTGCTCGAAAAATCGCTGAAAGAAGGTAATACCTCTCCTGAAATAGAAAAAAGTGATTGGTAATGATATGCCTGAACTTCTTCCTCCCCTCCACCCAAAAGGCTCTGGAGGGGATTTTTATGAGATTGCCACATTTGTTGGCTAAGCAGTGTTTTTAAACAGACCTATTAGCCTAATAAAAAAGCCATACATTATTAACAATCAAAGATTTACCATCATATTTAATATTTGTTAGTTTTTTTAGCTAAAAAAATTTTGTTTGTTATCCAGTTTATCTCATCTTTGTGTCGAAAACAACAAAGATGAATGAATATGGGCACAGTCAAAAACAGTAAGGACATGCGGCCCAAAGATGTTAATAGCAAAATTGTGACCGCAGTTTCAGAAAAGAAGGATACCCAAGTAAAGTTCAGATCCCTTACGTCTAAAGAGTTACTTGATAGAAGAATTGACATTTATCCTTATATGATTTGAAATGAGTTTTTATTACCCTTATAGGTTTGTCCAGAATTTCGAAGGAAAGTCTGGACATCTTTTATCTAAAAGACTATATTCATTTAAATCTACCAAATCTAATTTTACTTATTGGGTTTGGGTGGAATTATATGATTATAATGTTTATGCTATAAAATTCCATTTAAAAAATCATAGACACAGTGAAAGAAAGTATAATATACTATCTAGCACATTTGAGCCTAGAAGGATAATACATACATGTATAAACATAATGCTTGACATATACCATCAAGATGATCATGCATCCTTTGGATTTATAGGCTCTAATTTGGACGAAGAGGGAATTGATAATACCAAAAGATTCCGTTTTTATAGCAAGATTATGGCAACCAATTTTTCTGATAAATATTTTCTACATACAGAACTAAAAGATAAAAGCGCATACTTAATGGTTAATAAAATCGAATTAGAGAACAATCCTAATTTGATAAATGACATCCAAGATGCTTTTACAGAGCAATATGAATATTTCGATTAAACATATATCCCCTTGCTGTCTCACGACATGAGGGAGGATTATGAAAACTAAACCAAATCATGTCTATATTTTGCAAACATGGGGTCAGCCTAATTTTCGGCACACCCCTTTCTCTCTGATCATATTGGAGATAATATTGTAGATATACTCAATAAAACGATGCTTCTCCTGTAGAATCCTCATAAGTATCTATAACAAAGGCTAAACGCATTTTTGCGTTCAGTTCTTCATCAGATGAATTTAGTGAATTTTCGATTGAACTTCATTATCTGTTTATGTTTTTAACAAGCCTCTTTATTTCCTAAGAACTTGTTCACGAAGTAAACCTGCCCTTTTCCGGTGACCTTCGGCGTGATAGTAGTATGTAACACCCCGTTATTACCAGATCTTACGCCTTTCTTCAACTCGAACAAGCCTTGCTCCACGTATTGCTGGTTAGGGATATTGTATCTCTCACCATGCTTTCCGAGATATCCATTGTCACGCATCCATGCGAACAATCTTTTCTCCCCGATGGAATACCCGTTTTGAGCGATCAGCTTGGCGAGCTCACCGATCAGGCAGGAACTGTTCGCCGATTGAACGGCGTTAGTAAAAGCAACGGCGGG